CAAACAGAAACATTCTAGCATACGAAGGTGTTCCTGTGTTAAGAAACGACTACCTAGCAGGCTTTGATGAGCAAGGTGGCGTAGCAAATACACAAGAAGCAATCTATGCAGGTTGTTTTGAGTCGGGCGGAAATGACGGACTTGCAATGATCTATCCAGAAGGCACTCCAGCAGGTATTGATGTAAGACTACTAGGCGAGTCACACATTTACAATTCACAGGTTGGACGTGTGTCAATGTATACTGCATTAGCATCATACAACGACAAAGGTCTTGCAGTAGCATACGCAACTGTATAATAGATTAGAATCTATCACTGAAAGGCGGCTTCTTATAGTCGCCTTTCTTGTTTTAAGCATAAATAAGAGTATAATACAAGGAACAGACGATGGCAACATTAAACGCAACAGCAAAATCAGCAAGTGCTAACAGTTATGCTACACTTGCAGAAGCAAACACTTATATGGAAACAGTGCGTCCTGAAGATGAACAAACTTGGTTAAAACAAAGTGAACCAACTAGAGAACGTTTGTTGATGTTAGCAACTAGAGCCATAAATGATCATTTTAAGTTTATTGGATATAAAACAGACAGCGATCAAGCATTACAATGGCCAAGGCAAGCAGTATCAACAGATGGTAAATGGTCAAAAAATGTTACAAAATATTTTGACAATAATATAGTTCCAGAAGTTATTAAAAATGCTACATCAGAATTAGCAAGGCACATGGTAGATAATGACAAGTTTGCAGAACCAGATGGTGCAGGTATCAAGCAGTTAGCAGTAGGTGGCATCAACTTAACATTCAATGAAGATGACAGACAGGCAAAAGGTGTTATACCAAGTCATGTTTACAGTATGTTAAGAAAGTATGGAGAATACTACGGAAGTTTAAATTCTAATATGACTAAAATTCTAACTGCACAGGTTATAAGATAATGGGACTTGCTTCAACAGTTCAAAATGCAGTTTACAATGCAATAAACACAACAGTTGGTGACCTTGCACAAACTGTTACGTTCAGCAAACTGAGTTCACCTAGTTACAATGTATCTACAGGTGCCGCAACTGCAACTACAACCAGTCACAGTGTAAAAGTAGTAGTGCAACCTTTCACTGAAGAAGAACTTACAAGCACAGATAATATTTCAACAGAAGATTTAAGAGTGTTGTTGCCAAAAAAAGAATTAACATTTACACCAGAAATCGATGACGTTATAACATTTAACAATTTAACTTATAAAATTATCAGTGTAAGATTAGATCCTGCACAAGCATTGTTTGACATACAGATGAGGGTTGAATAGTGGCAGAAGGTTTTGACAGAAACTTGGATGTGTTTACAACAAACTTAGATAATATTGTAAAAGAAGAATTAGATAAAACACAAGAAAAAGCATTCAATAGATTACGTGAACTTACACCTGTAGCATCAGGTAGAGCTCAATCAAATTGGTATAAAGAAAATAGAAGCAATGGTGATAGAGCAGTAGTCAATGAAACACCATACATTGTAAGACTAGAAAATGGTTATTCAGGTCAAGCACCAAGAGGTATGGTAGCAGTTTTTGTTGCTGAGGAGAGTATGAAATGAGTTTTGAACAGCATAGAGAATATATTGAAGGTCATTTCAATACAAATTTTGCAACAGCAACAACACCAGTTCAATACGATAATGTAGACTTTTTAGTTAGTGGCACCAGCACACTTAAATCTAACAAAGGTCTTGATGAGTGGTGCAGATTAACAATTATACCAGGCAATACTACCAATCAAACAGTAGGTGCAACTAGACAAAGAAGTATTGGTGTTATTACAGTTCAAGTTTTTACAAAATCGGGCACTGGAAGTGATAGAGCAAGAGCACTAGCAGATAGCATAAAAACAGTGTTTGAGAACAAGAGTTTTAATGGTGTTAGAACACACGCAACAAGCATCAGTAGAATAGGTGACAGTGACGGTTACCTACAAATCAATGTTTCAACGCCGTTTTACGTTGACGCAACATAAATAAGAGTATAGAACAGGAGAAATACTATGGCAGTAGCAACAACAGCAGATGCGTCAGTCTTAATAGGCACACAAAGTGGCTTTGGGTCTGAAGCAACAACATACTACAAGATGCCATTCACAGCAGAAAGTATCAACTTTGTTAGTGACACGGTTGTTAGTGAAGAGATCACTAGCGATAGAGCAATCAAGGATGTTATCAGAGTTGCTACAGGTGCTGAGGGTGACATTGAGTTTGAATTACAATATCACGACGCAATTGACGAAATTTTAGAAGGTGCGTTTGGCGCAGATTACGCCGGAAACACATTGAAAGAAGGAACTACAACAAAGTTTCTTTCAATTCAAAAGAATTTTAAAATTGCAGGTGCAAACAAACAACTTACCTTTTTGGACATGGCAGTAGGCAGTTTAGAAATAGAGGCAGAAATTGGATCATTAATTACAGGCACAGCAGGTTTTCTAGGTGGCACTGTAGTAGGTGACGCAATTGACACTGATTCAGCCGCAAGTGATTCAACATCAGCGGCAGGCGCAATTTTTTCAAGTGCAGATACAACTACACTTTTAAAACTAGGCGATGCTAACGGTGGTTCACCAACTACACAAACAAATGTCCAAGCATTTAGTTTTGCTATAGACAATGGTCTAAGACAGCAAAGAGCAATTGGTGATAAAAACATTATTGGAATAGGACTTGGCAGATTCAATGTCACAGGTTCAATGACAGTTCATTTTAGTGAAATCACAGAAATGAATAAATTTTTATCAGACGATGCTAGAGAAATTGAATTACACTTAACTGATGGAACTAGAGGTTATATCTTTAAATTTCCAGAAGTAAAATATACTTCAGCAGAAGTTGTGGCAGGTGGTGTTGATGAAGACATTATGGTAGAATTTGAACTACAAATGTTAGAAGGCACAGCAGGTCATACAGTAGAAGTAACAAAAGACGCTTCATAATATTGCAAATATTAGGAAAAAGGCAGGATTTATTCTGCCTTTTTTCATGGCATACAGATCACTAAATATTGATACAGGAGGAACAATATGGATTTCCAAAAACAATACGGTAGCATGGACCCCAAAGATCATGCAAAATGGCATACATTCAATGATGCTGAATTTTTAATTGCGGCAAACAACACACCTGCATTTAAGACTGCGGCTATGAAACAATTTGGTCTCAATGATATCCAATCAGGCATGGAAGGCAGAAGTGCATATGAAGTTCTTAAAATAGAATGTGCAATTAAAGCAGAAACAGTTCTGTTAGATTGGAAAGGCGTCACTAGTGATGATGATGAAGTAAAATATTCTAAAGAAAAAGCACATGAATATCTTTTAAACTTTGAACCATTTAGAGAATGGGTAGAAAGTATAACCAGTAAGATGGCCGCTGATGCAGAAACCAAAAAGGAATCTGTTAAAAAAAAGTCGTAGACTACATTAGGTGGTGGGCGACCTATGGTGAATATGCAAATACACCTAGTGTAAAAGCAAAAGCACCATCTTTATCATTGCATCTTGCACCTATTGTAGACATCTATGCCGCCTTAAGATCAGAAGCGATAAATACTACTAATAGCATTGGTGAAATACCTGTAACTAGAGCAATAGTTTATTTGCAATGGTTAGGCATAGATGATGTCTACGAAATGTTGGATATAATTCGTGCAATGGATCAGGCCTTTGTCACTGCACACAATAAAAAATTAGAAAAAAGGCTGGATAAGACGAATGGCAGAAACAAAATTAGAGTTGGTGGTAACAGCCCAAAAAGCACTGCCAGCAATTCAATCAGTTAAAGGACAACTTACTAGTTTAGATAAAACTGCTTCAGACGTTCAAGGCAAAATGGGCGGCAAAGGCGGTGGGTTCTTTGGCGGCTTAAAGAATAGTCTTAAAGGTCTACCAGCAATGATCAATCCTGTTACAGCAGGATTAGCAGGTATAGCCGCACTTGGTGGCGGACTTGCAGTCGTAAAAAATCAAATTAACATTGCTGACGAGATGGCAAAAACTGCTAGAGCAGTTGGCATGAGTGTTGAAGACTTTACTAGATTAAATTATGCCGCAGGTCAAATGGGTATAAACACAAATGCACTTGCAGGTGGTTTAGATAAAACAACAAGAAGATTAGGTATGTTTGCAGAGACTGGTAAAGGTCCTGCAAAACAAGCAATGGAAGCACTAGGAATATCTCAACAAGATCTTGCCGCAGGTATTGAAAAAGCAGGCAATGGTTTTGACTTTATCATGCCTAAGTTGATGGAGATAAAAGATCCGGCAATGAGAGCACACGCCGCATTTATACTAGGTGGCGAAGGTCTTAAACAATTGGTTATGCAAACTGGAGACAGTTTACAACCACTAGAAGACTTAAAAGCAAGAGCAGGAGATGTTGGTGCTGTTATGAGCACAGACTTTGCAGAAGGCAGTGAACGTGTCAATGATATGTTAGATGACATGGGCAAAATGATGAATAGTGTGTTTATGCAAATTGCAGAAGATTTATTGCCAATTTTTGAAAAGTTTTTACAAGGCGTGTTAGACAAAGGTCCAGGTATAATGGATAATGTTAGAGCGGCATTTGAAAAAGCAAAACCAATATTTGATATTATTGGAGATGTAATGAATGTAGTATTTCTTATTGCTGAAAAATTATTTAATGCTCTAGTAAAAGGTGCAGAATTGATTAAACCTGTAATAGATGTAGTGTTACCAGCACTAGAAGCAGTAATTAATGGTATAAGTGATGCCTTTGCATTGTTACCTGACTTGGTAACAAATACATTCAACTTGTTAAAAAACAAACTAGATGGTTTTTTGAATACAGTTCAAGAATGGGGTAGAAAAGCATATGACTTTATTACAAGTCCGTTCCGTGATGCAGAAAAAGAAGTAGTTGGCAACAGTATTGTTCCTGATATGGTCAATGCAGTTCTTAGAGAGTTTGATAGAATGGCACAAGGCATGGGACAAACCAGTTCACAAGCGGCCAACTCAACTATTAACAATTTAAATCATGCTAGAACTGCAAATGAAAACAGAGTTAATAGTGCAATTATGTTAGAAGATAAACATCAGAGTGCAATTCAAGCAACTGGTAACGTTATTCAAAGCACAACAAATCAAATACAAAGTGCAACCAGTCAAGTAGGTGGTTATGTAGACAGTTTACTTGGCAAGTTAGAAAGCAAAGGTGGTTTACTTGGTAAAGTAGCAGGCTTTGCAAAAAGTTCAGGCATTGGCAGTAGTATAGGAAGAGGCATAAGCAATTTATTTGGCGGCTTCTCAGGATTCTTTGCTGATGGTGGTAGAATTCCCAGCGGGAAGTATGGCGTTGTAGGTGAGAGAGGACCAGAGTTTGTTGGAGGGCCTGCAACAGTCACACCAATGGGAGCCGGCGGTAACATAACATTTCAATTCAACGTATCCGGAGGCGGAGGCGGTAGTGGAGGTTATATGAGCCAACAGGATCTAAACAGATTGGCGGCCGGCCTTATTCAAGAGGCAAGAGGTATGATGATAAAACAACAAGGCTTTGGCGGAGCATTAGGAGTAAGATAAGATGTCAGTAACTAATAATTTAGATAATTTAGGACTAGGCAATCCAAGTCCAAGCAGTGTTGTAGAAACACAAGTTCGTCTTATTGAAACTGAATTCAGTGATGGTTACAGTCAAAGAATACCTGATGGAGTAAACAACGTTAGAAGAGTATATAATGTTGTATTTGAAAACTTAGATGTTTCAGATAGCACAACTCTCCGAAATTGGCTTACAACATACAGCCAAGGTGAAGTTGTTGTTGCATTGACTCATGCAACAGACAATGTTTCTAGAAATTGGTATATAAGAAATTGGGATGAACAATTAAGTGGACCTATCACTAGAAACTTTAACTTTGTTTTGGTTGAGGATAGATGACAGACTTTTACAAATATAGCCTTGATATCAACAATCATGTTCCTGTTGTTCTATATAGAATAGATTACACAACAGTGGCAAAACTTGCTGGCATAACTGCAAACACTGTCAGTAGAATTGTTAACACAAGAAATGAAGACAACAGTTTGTTAACATATTATGAATCAAGCAGTGCAAAAGATTACGATTTTGTTGCTGTTAATGGCAGTGAATTTTTTAGTGATGTATCAGGTGAACCAGACAAGCCAAAAATTACAATTGACTTTGAAAGATTACAAAATACAGCGGCATATGTTACAGCAAATAATTATTGGACATCTACATTGAATCAAAAAGGATTCGTTCCACTGGTAGGTGCAACAGTCAATAGAATAAAAACATTTCATGATTTTGAGAACGATAGCAGTGCAGATATTTTAACCAGCACATATGCAAGAATAGAAAGATACTTTGTAGAAAAAGTAGTTAAGAGAACTAAGAAAGAATTGATTTTAGAACTATCACCAAGTTTAGGATTACTAGACAAAAATGTTGTAGACAGAAAAGTATCAAGTGGTCTATGCAGTTTAAGATATAGAGTGCCAGACACTGCAAATGACAATACATTTTTCAATACTGAATTGAAAGATGGAGGTTGTCCTTACAGAGATACCAGCAACTTTTTTACAAGAACAGATGATGCTACAACTGATCATACTTTAGATTTTTGTAATAAAACTATAACAAGTTGTAATTTAAGATTTGGAAATGGCAATGCCTTACCATGGACCGGAAGTCTGAGAGCAAATATACAGCAAAGTGAGAGCAAAGAATAATGGCGAATGTTGATAAAGCATTAGAGGCGGCAAAAAGAGCAAGTAGTAATTCAGGTAACGCTGATAATCTAAGTGTTCAGCAATCCAATGTAACCACAGTTGAAACAGTATCGCCACTAGATAACTTGTCTAAAACAGTTTATGCAGGTAAAGCATCAAATGCTGATGCAGGCAGTTTAAGAATACCTGTAATTTA